AAAGGATCAGGTTTCTCTGTAGGCCGTCCTAGTTTTGTAGATTGTTTTCCAACGGTCAGGAGTTTGCCCTCGGATTTGGTATTTACAGATTTTTGCAATTGTCCCCCTTGGTAAAGAAAAGATAGTGCTAAGAGTTCCATAACCGAGATCAAAATCTTCCCTTAATTCTCTAATTGCATCAACTATTGTCTGATCTATTCGACAATTGTGATGAGAAGAATTAATTCGATAACCTTGATCGTTAACAGCAATATATTCTCTAGTAACCTGAGTAATTGCTGTCATTTAGGAACTATAAATTAAACAAAATATATATAAATATAACTAAAAAAGCAATGTTCTGAAATTATTTACTTGACATATGATGCATTTACTGCAACACTATAAATATCGGATGTCTACCGATGCTTCCCTTACTAATTTCAATTAACAAAAGGCACATGACACAAACACTTCCACAAACTCACTCAGCATTAAACAAAACTATTAATGGTCTTGAGTATTCTGAGAAACTAGGCAAATGTGTAAAAACTACTTATACATTTACTGATCTTGAGAAACAGGTTATGGATCTATTCCCTATCGATTGGTATGTAGATGACCTAGAAGCTTCTGATTTTGGCCTAGACGATCCTTCAGAGTGGTTATTAGATTGGGATGATTGCAAAGTACTTATCAAAGGTATAGGTATTACTGAGAATCAACTTAAAGGTGTTATTAGTTCATTATCTAAAAAAGGTGCAATTGAGATAGAAGAAAGAGGACAGACAAAAGCAGAGAAGAAAATGTTTGGCGAAGATCTTTACTGGCTTTCTTCCAGATGCTTCGAGTCACTAATAGCAGAGGTCAACTAATGGCCTTTGCTTTATTTCCTTATTTACTTTTATTCTTAATTCTACTTTAAAGACTATGTACGAACAAACAAGGCAAACTTCAGATTTGCGTAACGAATTAATTGAACAGTTAGAGGAATTAAATTATTCCTCTGACCAGTTAATAAAAAGATTTACTTCTTTTCTTCCACAATCACAACTGGAAGAATTGCAAGATTCAATCCAAAGGGAGGAATTCTAAATGACCATTCAAAATCATCAACAGGCATACTATCAAGCTTTAGTATTAGCTTTAACTACAGAAGATGAAGCACTACAAAAAGAATGCAAAAGCATGGCTGAATCATTCTCTGCACACATTACCGAAGACCAAGCAAAAGAGTGTAGAGACAAAATCGAATCTATTCTTGGAGGTACAAAGTAATGGACGATAAACAATTCATTGAACAAGTCTATGAACTTGCTTTTGGCCATGATGCAATCAACCGTAACTTTGGCCATGCTGAAGTAATCGAACAACTAGAAGAATTCAACGAGGATTCTTTAAAGTGGGATAGCATCCCTGACGATGACAAACAAGAATGGGAAGATGCATTTTATTCGCACAACCCAGACTAAAACTTTAAGAGAGGGTTAACCACCCTCTTTTTTTTTGCCTAATTAGTTGTATTAATGTTGCATTTATGGCAATATATAGATATGGAAACAACTATTAAAACCCCATACGAACTATGCATTGAAGAATTTGGTGGAGTCCGTGAGTTGGCACGCCAGATAGGCAGGGATGCAGGTTCTGTATCTAAATGGAGAAGACAAGGAACAATTCCTACCTCCATACAAAAAAAATTACTTGAAAAGGCATGGGAGCTTAATTTAAATATTTCTGCCCATGAATTAATTTTTGGAAAAGAATGAACTGTTACTGGTGCGACTCCGACCTGATTATTGGCGGTGATGTGGACATAGAAGAAGGCATGGGAGGATATCCTGAGTTTTCAGTAATGACCAATTTATCTTGCCCCAGATGCGAATCTCAGGTGGAAGTTTTAAAAAAACGAGATGCCTTTGATTAATTAATTATTTGACAGGTGTTGCAGTATGTGCTACACTAGTTTACGAAGGTGTTATACCTTCAATTGTCCTTTACTAATTTCTATTAACAAAGACATGAAAGCAGGTCACTATTACGCATGGGCTGAAAAGTCATTTGCAATTCTCGAAAAGTTTCATACAAGAATGTTTGAGCTTGGAGGAGAACAATCAAAACATTGGGATGATGATCTCAATTGTAGGCATCACGATCTCGAAAGAGCATTGGAAGATGACAACTACGATAAAACTGGCTTTTGGTCACAAGGTGTATTTATGCATCTTCAACAAACAGACAGTTCTATAAAAGCTTGTGATCCACACATTAAAAAATTGCAAGCTCAGATTAAGCATTTACAAAAGCAGGTTAAACAGACCAAAGCTAGAAAGGAAAGTCTTAAGCAATATAGGCTTGATTACATAAAAGACCATGACATGGACTACAAGACTATTGAGAACAGACTTTCTCAAGAGTTCCCTGAGTTTGTGGAGGGTGCATGACAGATACCCAGAAACTGGAAAGGTTGGCCTTCTTGGCCAGCCTTCCTTACTGCAAGCACACATCAGAGGATTGGGAAGAAGAACTCAGACTCGAATGTGAATTACAAGACCACCCTCAGTACATCTCTTTTTTAAATCCATGAGAAAATTTACAGTTACTTTTTATGCCAACAGCGAATACTCAGTTCGTGAAAGGCTACAGGAAATAGATCATTCTATTTCTAATGTTGTTTGGCCATGGCCTTCTAACATTGATAGTTCTAAAACTAGAACTAAAAAATTAACAGGTCGCATTGACGAAGACAAAGAAATGCTTCTTTCTGATTACGAATACGAAAAAGAAGATCCTACTTGGAAGTATGGAAATGATTATGTCACTACTGGCAAATGGAAAATGGAAGTTGTGCCAGACCAAGACTATGTGGACTTTCAAAAATTAGACGAGCTATGAAACAAACAACATCACAAAGTGCCAAGGTTCTGTATCACTTACAGAACTACGGCTCTCTAACTGCCATCCAAGCTCTTGAGCTTTTTAATTGTTTTAGACTTGCTGCCAGAATAAATGACCTAAAGGAAGCAGGGCATAACATTCAAACAGAAATGAAAAGACAAAGG